CGATCATGAGTGATGCTGTAAGCGGCAAAGCGATTGTAAAAGCTCTGAACGGAAAAGCAGACGTGCATGAAGCTGTCGGAAACATATCTGCTGCTGGCGAATTAAGAGCCTGGGCGGCACGAATTGTACGCGGCGACTTTTCCATCACCTCCCCAGCAGAGGGAGAATGGAAAGCAATCAGCGAAGTGATGCAGCGTGAAAACGCGCAGTTACACGATAAAATTCGACGGCTAAGGGCGGCGTTGGAAGCGATAGTAAGTGAACCAGTTAAATTAGGATTTTTCATGGAATGGATTGATAAGGCCAAGAAAATATCTTTTGAAGCCCTCTCCACCACAACCGAACCAGCCGGGGCGCAGCGGTGCATGGAATTACCGCTTGCGGACGAAGCTGAACGTCAGTCCGGATGGACGTTATCTCCAAGGTATTTAGACGAAATTCAAAATAAGATAGAAGGATACGAGGATTGTCCAAGTTGGGAAGGCATACAACTTGTGCTCCTTGCTCATTACGGATTGCCTTTACCAAAAGTGGACGAGGAAGGAGTCGAGAGCGATGCGTGATCGAAACGGTAGGAATATTCAAGTCGGAGACACTTGGGAGTTTCACGGTGTTCAGTACAAAGTCGAACGTTACAAAAATGGCGAACTGTATTTTAGGAACCAGCACAAAAACGCCACACCTGATGACCATATTCCCGGGAGATATTCTGAAGAAGGCATCGTGGTGGATGTTATGAAAGGAGATGGGAACGAATGAACGTCCGGAATACAAAAGGCCCCATCATCAGCAGCACGCGGTCGATGACCGAACCAACCGGGGCGGAACGGGTGAGGGAATATTGCCCTCCTGACGTACAACGACTTTTTGAAGAGCATTACAACAACATCTTTGCGACGGGTGAACGGGATTATCGCGAATGCGATATTTGTGAGGCGATTGAAAAGGTTGTGAAAATGTACGGACATGAAATCGATTATAGATTCGATCAAATATCACCTAATGTAATCACCATCCCCAGCATCAACGCGCCGGAAGGAGATGAGGACGCATGATACGGTTGACGAAAATTGATTCTGAAGGCAATAAGAAACAAATCATCATTGAAGTTGAATCTATAGAAAGCATCGAAGAATGTTATGGATTTACGGAAATCACTACTAAACGCGGTTGGGTAATCAAAATCACCGAATCCCCGCAGGAAGTCGCCCGTAAGGTGCTGGAGTGGCGGCTTGCGATGGAGCGGTATCGAGCATACGTAAACGCCGCCGCTTTGGACGAAAAACCGCAGTCTAACGAATGTTGGGAACTTGCGGCAAACGCGAAGGCGGAACTTGTGAGACTCGCCGGACTGGAGGAACCGAACCATGGGTGAGATCGCCGACATGATCCTTCACGGATAAATAAAAAAAGCCCCTTATAAGAGGCCCCGTCAATCCAATTATAAGGGGAACGATCTGTATGGACAAGCAAACTTTGCAGGCCAAATACGAGGAATTGGAGACGGAAAAGGCAGCACTCAATCCGATCGATGACAAATTCCGAATCACGGTCATCGAGCAGGAACAGGCGCGCCTGGCCGCCCAGATCGCCGAGATCGACCGCCTCGAGCAACAAGCCGCCACGGTCGCCACCGTCGAGCTGCCGCAGGACTACGACGCGCTGTGGGGCGTGTCCGGTGCCAACGACGAAATCATTTCGCTCATCCAGCAGGCGTACGAGCAGGCGTTTGCGGCCGGTAACGATTATATCGCGCAGATCCAGGAAGAGTATCAAGCCAAGCTGGAGGCGGCGGAAACTGAGCGCCAAAACCTCGCGCAGCTGGTTGAATCGCTGCAAGCCCAGCTGGATTCGACTAAAGACGCGCTGAAGAAAGCCGAAATCGATCGCCAAACGTCCGAGGAAGCCCAGGCGGACGCCGAAGCCAAGCGCGACAATGCTGTGGCGCTCATGGAAGAGGCGCAGGCGGAGCGCGATAAAGCCGTTTCGCAGGTAAACAGCCTCAAGAGCCAGATCGACGAGCTCGAGAACATGTTGCGCGCCTACAAAAATCGTTCTGCCAGCGGTGGCGTTCTTAGCGGCCTCAAGCTTACCTCCACGCTGCCGGTAGAAAGCGAAGAAGAGCGGAAAGCTCGCTTGGAACGGGAACGCATCGAGCAAATCAATCGAGGCCTGGCGAGGCTGGGAGAAGCCCCTCTGCCGCTTCCTACGAAGAAGGAGGAAAGCACTGCAGTCAAAGACGACCGATTTTCTGTGGACCAGGACAACGTCAACGCCGGTGGACTGGCTGAAGGGAACGCTAACGTACCGTTGGATGGAGAAGCAACTGCGGAACTCACCCTGGAACAAAAAGTAGAAGTGCTGTGGAAGTGGAGAAACGTTGTTAATGACAAACTGTTTCCGCTGCAAGTCGTTGATATGAAATAAAGAACGGCCCTCTTCGGAGGGCCATTGCCCATAACGGGATGAGGGGGAAACGGGAATGGCGATCGGACAGCTTTATACGCGGACGGGCGGGTACACGGTGATGAATTTGGGGCCGGCGACAGCGGAGAACTATCGGCGCTCTGCAAGGATGGCTCGCGCGCTTCTGGCGCGCACGAAGGACAAAGGCGACCGGCGGACGATCAACGAGATGATCGGAGAATGCGAATACGCTGCGGAATGGCTCGAAACAGGTAGGCGGCCGGGGAACCGCCGGGGCATCGAGAGGCGCGCAGCGTACCAACGAGAGCGTCCGGTGGACCCGATCGTCTTGCAGGCTTACATCGGGCACAGGAGCGCCGGAGGAGCCGTGCAGGCGTCCAGTGTGACCGATGAGGACCGACAGCGCATCGAAAATGTTCTGGCCAAGCTTACGAACCGTGAGCGCGAGGCGTATACGATGGTGGTTGGAGGCGGATTGTCGTACTCAGAAGTGGCCGAACTGATTGGAGTGCAGAAAGGGAGTGTTCAGAGTTTTGTCGAGGCGGCAGAGAAGAAGATTCGGAGTATGCTTTTTCAAGGTGACCTTTTCGATTTCCTTTGATCGATTTTTCCCTCCCACTAAACGGTGGCGAGGGATTATTTTTTTACCTTACGAACGCCACCTATTGGTGTAACGTTATTTTTTAACGTTAACCCGTGAAGCCTTACGTGACGCGGGTTCTTCGCTTTTTTAACGATTACTCACCACGAAGAATTAACGTTTTTTTCACGGCTTAACGTTAAGCGGAAAGGGGGGCTGCAATTCGTGGCTAAACCGATGAAGATCGAAGCACTCGGGTTGCAGAGCATCGTCGCCGCCGGACTCCTGGAAGGCAAAAACCCGCAGCAGATCGCCGAGGAATGCAGCAAGGCCGCCAAGCAACCGATCAGCAACATGGCCGTGCGCCGGTACATCGAGGCCATGGAAGGCAGCGCTAGCGTCATGATGGCGCCTGCGAAAGCATCGGCCAAGCCGCCGGACAAGCGCCGCGAACAGGCGGTCAAATCCGTCCCGGAACGCGTGCAGCGCCTCGTAGACCGCGACATCGACCTTATCGAGCTGCAGTATCGGACGACGGCGGCGCTGGCCGAGAGGTTCGAGTGGATATCGTCGCTCCCGGAAAACTTCGAAAGGCGCATGCAGCAGTTGCATGACCTGCTTCGTCAAGAGGGCACCGACACAACGACGCTGGACCATTGGGGTCTTGCGTTCACGCTGGAGCTACGCCGCAACATCGGGAACATGGCGGTGCTCAACCGGGAGATCCGGGAAAACGCGCGGTTCATGGCTTCGCTGCGGGAAAAGGCGTTCGAGTTCAACCTGATTCAGGAATACCTGCAGCTGTTCATGGAAATTTTTCGCGAGGCCAGTCCAGAGGCTTACGAGATCGCTGAACAGAAGATAGCGGCAAATCCGCGCATGCAGCGGATCGTGGAGCAGCAAAAGGAACTGAGGGGGTACGAAGAGGGATGAAACCACTGACGAAGAGGTTTTCGTCAGTGGTCCTACATTCTACTTACCGATATTCTGTGTTATCGCATTTCGGGCAAGGCGGAAGCTTGTCGGAATCATCGTCAAGAACAACAGTTTGGCCGCAATCTGTGCAGACATAGGTTCCCTTGCCTGGTTTTTCACCGGTAGATGGCATGTCGAATCACCTCCCCTTATGGAAATATTCGACAAATAAAGATAAAAACCTTCCTATGATCGCAAAGGAGGTGCGCTACATGTGCTTCTCGCCAAGATCCACGACCGGATAAAGGAACAGGCCAAAGTCAAGAACACCCCGAAATGGGTGCGGGAACCGCGCAAGTACATCGAAGAGCGACTATACATCCGTACCAAAACCAAACAGGTCGTGCCGCTGCGCTTCAATCCGATACAGTCCATGTATTGGGATGCGAAGACGAAGCGCGACATCATTCTCAAACCTCGCCAGCTTGGGTTTTCGACCCTGACGCTCGCGAGGTTTTTTGAGTGCGTCATAAATGAGGAAAACGTCACGGCGGTCGTCGTGGCGCACGATGCGGACAGCACGCAGAAGCTTTTCCAGACGGTCCAGCTTATGTACGAGCGGCTTCCGGAAGCGAAGAAGGAGCAGCTCAACAACGGCAAAAATAAGCCAAAATACGGCAACCGGAAGGAATACTACTTCGCCGGAAACAACAGCCGGATTTACGTCGGTACCGCTGGATCCAGCAGTTTCGGCCGCGGGCAGACGATCAACTATCTCCTGTGTTCGGAGGTCGCGTTCTGGCCTAACCCGGAAGAACTCATGACCGGACTTCTGCAGGCTGTTCCGCCGGACGGCGAAGTCGTGATCGAGAGCACGGCCAACGGCGTCGGCAACTACTACCACCAGACGTACGAGGACGCCAAGCGCGGAAAGAACACGTGGAAGGCGCACTTCTATGCCTGGTTCCAACACCCGGAGTATCGCCTCGAACTCGCTCCGGGGGAAACGCTGGAATACGACGAAGATGAGCGCGAACTGATCTCGAAATATGGCGTCGATGACGCGCAACTCAAATGGCGCCGCTGGAAGATCAGCGAGATGCCGAGCAAGCCGGACATGAGCAAGGAGGACGCGTTCAAGCAGGAGTATCCGGCCAACGACCTCGAGGCGTTCCTGATGACCGGCACGCCGGTATTCGATACACGGAAGGTTATGGCGCGCATCGAATTCCTGGAGACCAAGCGGGCGACGATGCGCCCGGACGAACTGCCTGTGCGCGGGAACTTCGTTTTCAAATACAAGGACCAGATGATCGTCGACAGCAGCATTAGCTTTGTGCCGGATCCGAACGGCGTCGTCACCATCTACAAACATCCTGAGCCGCGACGCCCGTACGTGCTCGGCGGGGACACCTCGGAGGGCGGCAAGGACTACAGCGCCGGCCAGATGCTGGACAATATCACCGGCGAGCAGGTGGCCGTCTGGCATGGGCACAGCGACACGGATTTGTTCGCCAAGCAGATGTACTGCTTCTGCCGCTTCTATAACGGCGCGCTTGCGGCGATCGAGGTCAACTTTGACTTGCACCCGGTCAAGGAGCTTGAACGCCTCGGATACTGGCACCAATACCGGCGCGAGCAGATCGACGATTACAACGAGCCTGAGCAGAGCAAGCATGGCTTTAAAACGACGCCCGTGACACGGCCGGTCATCATTGCGGAACTCGTGGCGATCGTTCGGGAGTCGATCCATCTGATCAACGATCTGCCGACGCTCTACGAGATGCTGTCGTTCGTTCGCGGGCCCACTGGCAAACCTGAGGCAGCGCCCGGCAAGCACGACGACCTCATTATGGCGCTGGCGATCGCGCACCAAGCGCGTGGCCAGCAGTCGATGCAACTGGCTCCGGAACAAATCGATTACGACCCAGATTATGAGCCAGCTTTCGGAAGGACGGGATGGTAAGGAGGGTAGCCGAAAATGAAACTTGATTGGGATAAGGCTTTGAAACACGGCATCTTCGCGGCTCTGTTCGTCGCGCTTCTGGCATTCACGATGAACGAGAACCGCGCTCGCGAACAGGAGTACCGGCAGATCATCCAGCAGCAAACAGAAGCTAACGCCAAATTTGCCGACTTGATCAAAATCGATCTGACGCAGATTAAAGACAAACTCGCAGAGGGGAGGTAAGGCACGTTGGCCAAACAATCGCAGAAAAACCTGACAAAGTACCTGCAGCGAATCGAATACGCCGAACAAAAGCGCGATGCGGTCTGGCGCGACAAATGGCTGGCTTGGTACAAGCGGTACCGTAACGTCGTGGATATGGTGGTCGATCCACGGACGAAAAAGCCGCGCCTGGACCGCTCGAACATTTCCATTCCGTACCAATTCACGATGGTGGAGACGGTGCTTCCGCGGCTGGTCGAGACGCTTTTCGCTGGTCGCCCATACGTTACCATGAAGGGGCTGCCTCCCGGAACTTCCGGCGGTGATGTTCGGTCTTTCGTCGAAATGGTGAAGGCGAAAATCAAGCCATGGGAAGACGCTGCCAAGAATATGGAAACGCTCGTCGATTATCAAATGAACGTCCCGATGGACATCCAGGACATTTTCGCGGACGGCCTTAAGGGCATGTGCATCTACGGTACGGCCGTGGCTTATACCGGCTGGCGGCTGCGGGAACGCGAAGTAATACGACGAGAACGGCGGCCGGTAATGTCTGGCGAATTTGACCCAGAAACCGGCGAGGAACTTCCGATGATTGTTAGCGGTGAAATCGTCACAGACTTCCAAGAAGTGTCTGTCAGCGTCAAAGAATACGACGATCCGGAGGTCAGATTCGTGGATCTGGGCCTCTTTTTTGTGGATCCGAACGCGACGGACATCGACGACGCTCGCTATTGCGGCCATGACGTATACGTCTCGAAGCGCGAACTCGAGGCGTTGGAAGAACAGGGGGTAATCCGGGTTGATTGGAAACGGCTGTCGAAGGATTCCCAGGTCAATGAAGCGCGCAATTATCGCATGACGTCGATCGGTCTCCCGTCGGTAGACGACCAGGACGACAACGGCCACGATGACGATCTTTACCGCCTAACCTACTATTGGGAAGACGATCTGCGCGTCATGATCCTGAACCGCTGTCAGGTGGTCGCAGAAGGACCGAATCCGTACTGGCATAAGAAAAAGCCGTACGACAAGGACGTATACTGCGGCGTTCCCGGGGAGTTCTACGGCATCGGCATCATGGAAATCACCCAGGACTTGGGCGACGAACTCAACGCCGAGCGTAACCAGCGGATCGATTACCGTTCCATGAGTATGCGACGGATGTTCAAGAAGCGTCGCGGGGCAAACATCGATCCGAATCAGTTGGTATGGCGACAGGGTGGAGTCATCGATGTCGAGAAAATGGACGACCTTGAAACGCTGGACGCTCCTGACGGCGCGCTGGCGGGTTCTTTTAACCAGGAGGCCATGATCAAGCAGGACATCCGTGACGCGGTCGGCGCGCACGACATCGTTATGGGTGCGGCCAGCGGTGGAACGGCCACTGAAGCGATGACGCGGGACAACAACGCGTCGATCCGGTTCAAGATGATCATCAGTTCAGTGGAAAAGCGCCTACTGCTCGGTGTCGCCCGCAAGATGGTGCAGCTCAACCAGCAGTTCATTGCCGACATCCGCGTGCTACCGTTGTTCGATCAGGACGAAAGTCAATGGCCGATCATAACGCCGGAGGATATTCAGGGCGAGTTTCACATCATCGCGTCCGGCAGCAACGTGGAGCCGCTGGCCAACAAAGAGGCATTCAAACAGAGAATGGTGGAACTGTACCGGATTGTAGCATCCGATCCGTTTTATCAGCAGTTCCCCAATAAGCGCCGCAATCTTCTCCAGAAGGTGTTCGAGTCCTTCGACATTCAGGACACGGACGACCTGCTGCCGACCGATGACGAGCTTGCCGGTAGCATCCAGCAAATGGCGGTGCAGCAGTTTATCTCAACGCTGCCGCCACAGTTGCAGGCCGTCCTACAGACGGTTATGCAGCAGCAGGCAGCGTCGCCACCGTCCATTCCTTCCGTTCCTCCGGCCGGCGGCGCGCTTAACACGGCGGCGATGCAGGAACAAGGGCTGCAGATGTCCGGCGCCATCGGGGGTGCCGTATGACCGAAGCTCAGGCCGTGCGTTATACGACGCAGACGGAGGGTTGGGCTATCATCGAGGCGGAAATTCATCGATCGCTGGACTACCACCGCGGGCGTCTGGAAGACTGCAAAACATGGGACGAGGTGCAACAGCATCGCGGGGCGATAAGGGCGCTTACTGCGGTGCTTTCGCATGTTGAACAAACGATCAGGGAGGAGGTGGAAGAGGGTGGCGAGGTACCGTAAAAAGCCGGTTGTTGTCGAATCTGAGTAGTAGTTACCGCAGAAAATTAAAAACCGCGGGCCCGGTGAGACTCCGCGCCCGCACATCCACTTCGGTGGAACGGCTCCTATTCGGGGGCATTTTTATATTCCACATTGAAAGGGGAAAACCCAATGAGCATTTTCGGTGACGAGACGATAACCCTTCCCGGATCCCCGGATGCCGGACAAGACGAGGGCGGGGCCGTAAGTGCCGGAAACGAAAACGACGCCGCCGAAGGTTTCGAAGAACGCGAAGACGCGGAATTCGAAGAAGCCGACGAAGGCGGCGAGCAGCAAGACGACGAACAAGCCGATGACGATGAAGGCGATGCGTCCCCGGGCGATGATGCCGGACAAGGCGACAACGGCCTCATTCTCGGTAAGTTCAAGACGCAGGAAGACCTGGCCAAAGCGTATCTCAATCTGCAGCGGGAATTTACGAAGCAGCGCCAAGCGCGGTCTCAGCAGCAGCCGGCGGCCGCGCCTGCACAAACAGGACAAGGACAGTCGGTCGACCTGAACGAAGTGTTCTGGGCTCAGTTCCGCCAAAACCCGGCTGCGACCATCCAGGCAATCGTTCAGCACGCCGTCTCGCAACATACTGCGCCGCTCGTTGAAGAACGCCGGACGGAAGTACTTGGGCGTCAATTTGAGGAATTGGCGAAGGAATACCGCCAGCTTGCGACGGACGAGGGCATGCAGAAGTTTACGGCGGCTATCCAGGACGTTGCGGCAGAACTCGGCAATCCCGATCTGGCATTCAACCCGACGCCTCGCATGCTCCGCATGGCGGCTCAAGAAGCGTTCGGGGACACTGCGGCAAAGGCGTACGAACGCGGCAAGCAAGCCGGCCGCCAGGACTCCGAGCGGGCGCGACAAAGCAAGCAAGGCGTCGCTGTCCCGGTCGGAGGAGCAAAACGCAAGGCAGAGACACTGAAGACGCCGGCGGACGAAATCAAGGCGGCCATCTTGGAGGCCGGACGATCCGGCGGCGGCATCTTCGGTTAATTCAAATCCAAGGAGTGATCACATATGGCAGTAGTAACGGGAACTCGTGATACCCGAAACATCACGCAAAACAAAATTGTTGTCGACATGAGCGACACGATCGCGCTGCTGCAGCCCAATGCAGAGCCGTTCATGTCGTTCCTCAAAATCGCGAAACGCAACACGGAAGTGGCCACCAACCCGAAGTTCGAATGGTTGGAAGACGATCTCCTGCCGCGCTGGGACGCCGTGAACAACGCTTCCGGCTATCAGCCCTCGGATACGTCCATTGTGGTGGACAACAGCTCGTATTTTACCGTCAACGATGTCGTCAAGGTGCCGCGGACCGGCGAGGTTTTGCTGGTGACGGCCATCAACACGACGACCAATACGCTGACGGTCGTGCGCGGGTACGGCGTGACGGCGGCGGCCGCGCTCAATGATGACGATCCGCTCGTCATCATCGGTAATGCCAACCAAGAAGGTTCCGGTACCCGCGAGCTTAAGTCTACGCAGGAAGTGCCCAAATTCAACTACACCCAGATCTTCAAAACTCCCTTCGGTGTGACGAATACCGAAAACGCAACGAAGATGTACGGCGGCAAAGACCTGTCGTATCAGCAAATGAAGGCAGGCGTGCAGCACAAGATTGACATGGCCCGCGCCTTCGTTTTCGGTGAGCGAAAAGAGGACCTCAGCGGCGGAAAACCGAAGCGCACGACGGGCGGACTGCTGTCGTTCCTGACCAAAAACAACTACGATGCCGGCGGCCAGTTGACGCAGACGGAGTTCGACAACAATATCTCGGAGGTCGTGTTCAAGTATGGCAGCAAGGAAAAAATCCTGCTCGCGTCGGCTCGCTTGCTGTCCGTCATCAACAGCTGGGCGCTTGGTAGGCTCCAAGTCGACAACCTGGCGAAGCAGTACGGCCTTGAAATCTTCAAGTACGTCACGCCTTTTGGCGTTTACAACATCATGAACTATCAACACATCCTCGAAGGCGCTGTATACGGGGGCTACGGCATCGTGATCGATCCGGAGGCCGTCAAATATCGCCCGCTGCAAGGACGCGATACGAAGCTGGAGACCAACATCCAGGCGAACGACGAGGACCAGCGGAAGGACCAATACATCACGGAGGCGGGCCTCGAAGTCCGCAATCCGGAGAAACACGCCGTCATCACCGGCGTAACGAGCTAAGGAGGTACAAACAGTCATGGCGAAATTTCAAAGTCGCTGCCCGAATCAAGTCTTGTGCATCAAGCCGGCGCGCAATTCGGTTGTCGACGGCATCGTCGTTCCGGTTCCGGGTGAGCACATCCGGTTCGAGAACGGGGAGTACGTCACGAACGACAAAGACAAGATCGCGTTCCTGCGTAAGCATCGTTTTTTTGGAACATCGATCGTCGAAGTGACGACCGCGGAAGCGAAAAAAGCGGAGCCGCCGGTGCCCGCGGAATAATGATTCGTACTCCTGACGAGGCAGGGCATTTTGATGTCCTGCCTTTTTCTGTATAAGGACGGTGAAACGATGTGGCAATGACATACGGCGAAATCATCGCGGAGGCCGACGAGCGGTATCCGAACGGCCTGACGGTGGATTCGAAACTGCGGAAGATTTACAACCGAGAAACGTTTCTCATGCGGACGATCTACCGCCAGAAGACGGCGACGGTATTCGATGTGCAGGCTGGGCTGTTCCTGTACCCAATCAACTTCCACCATTCGAAAATCTTTCAGGCCATCTATGCCGGCAAATTCTTCGAATACGAGGACATTAACGACAAGACCGGGCAGCCTCCGTTTATGTACACGTACGAGAATTACATCGGGGTTTATCCGACGCCGGACAAGGATATTCAGGGCGGCTTGCTGCTGTTCCACTACGTCGAACCGACATGGCCGCTGTCGACCGGTTACTATCCGGTGTTTGACCCGGATTTCCCGATGGTGTTGGTCTATTCGCTTTGCAAAGACATGGCCGAGGTCAACAAGGAGTTCGACGTGGCCAACGGGTTCATTCAGCAATATAACGCCGAGATCGAGGAGTTCATGAAGGTTAACCGCGAGCCGGCGCCATCTCAGATGAGGGTGGAGTGGTGACGATGAGTGTTGATTATGGGACCAACTCGGAGCTGATTGCGGGGCAATTGCTGAGTGCTTTGGAGGCGCAGCGGGTTTGGGGCACAATCATGGTCAACGTTATGGATTTTGGAGCCCGAGGAAATGGTGTTAATGATGACACAGCAGCCGTAAACAAGGCGTTCCTGGCGGCAAAAGAAATTGGAGGGATGGTCATATTCCCTTCAACAACAAAGTCATATCGATTGTCCAAATTTAACGCATTACCGGGGGTAAATGTATTTGGAATTGGGAGACCTAAAATTGATCTGTTTTATAACAACGGCGGCGATCCTGTTCTTGTTGGTTTAAAAAGCGACGCAGTTTACGAAAATCTCCACTTCAATTGTTTGGAACCTGACTTGGAGTGGAACCGAACTGATTTAACAAACCAAAATAATATCTTCATACGGAATTGTAGGTTTGAAGGGTTCAGGCATACGAGCGGTGGACCGAATGCTTGGGGCATTTATATGGACGGAACAACAAATGTTGTCATCGAGAACTGCCAGTTCGAAAACAATTCGCAATCGGATATTGCGATTGTAGAAGGGTGCCAAAACATTACGATTATCAATGCTCAAGGTAGCGCTTTGCACTTGAACATTGAACCTAATGACGCATCAGCACTCATAAAGAATATCAAGGTAATCGGAGGTACTTATAATCAAGTCAGATTGTTGGAAAACTCCTTTACTTCGTACTGCATTCAGAATGCAAGTTTTACAGCTTGTCAAATCAATATACTTCGTTATAACGGGGGCGGAGCTAGTTTTGATTCCAGTTGCCGTATTGGGACAGTGGAAAACCCAGTATCAGCTAAAATTGGTGGGGTTGTAAACTTTGGTGGAGCTCTGTCATTCAGTAAAAACCTTCTTACTGACCCTCTATTGGTTAGTTATAGTAACACTGGTTCCTCCAATTGGAAACTGGGTTACACACCCGTCGGAGGCATGACTTCGCGTATAAATGACGCCGAGATTGGTCGTGTTTTCAAACTAAATCCAAGCAACACGAATTCAACAGTATCAATTGATAATGCGACTAATGTTGCTGTGTCAGAAAATACATTATATGCCGTTGTATTTACTGGAAGGGCCACATATCCAGTTGGCAGTACATTCATTAGTTACCTTGTACGGGTATCGTATTTGGATAGTGGAAGTACATTGATATCGGAAGAATATCTTCACTTTTGTAGGGCGTCTGCTGGAAATAAAAGCCCTCTTAATACTGAAACATGTATATTCAAAACTCCGGCGAATACTGCCTATTTAAAAGTTAGAATAACCAATGCTTCCGGGCAAAATTCTCCGGCTTCCGTCGATATTGTTGCCATTTCTTTGCATAAAGTGTTATCTAACGGAATGACAATGAATAGTAGCGACGACATTAAGATGATTCATACATTGAGAAATGGTCCGTTGGCTGTAAATGCACCAGAAGTTCCTAAACCCGCTGTTGGTTATCCTGCGTATGAAGTAGGTGACAAATTTACATTAATTCCTGCGAATGGAGTCGCGATTGAATATGTTTGCATTACAGCAGGTTCACCAGGTACGTGGGTGGCATCTGGGCAAATTGGATACCGAACGTCGAGTGGAGCTCCGACCGTTACACCTAATTTTGTGGGTGAAGAACTTCTCGACACAACGAATGGTAAATGGTACAAAGCCAAAGGCGCAACCGGATCGGACTGGGTTGCCCTGAACTAGGAGGGATTACATTGGCTCTTCAAAAGGATATAACAACACCGTCAGGAATTGAGGTTAAAGGGGCTTACGCTCGAATCGATTCGAGAAGTGGAAAGAATAAGGGAACGATGACGTTCACTTTGAATTACTATGTGGACCGTCAAGCTTTTATTGATGGAAAATCAGAGATCATTCAGGAAGTTTATAGTTTTGTTCCATCTGTGGAAGAAAACGCCCTGAATGATATTAAACAAGGGTATGAGTATTTAAAAACTTTGCCAGAATTTGAAGGGGCAGTTGATATATTGGAGTAAAAAACTGAGAGGGTGTACCCTCTCAGTTTGCATTGCTTAATATTTTGGCTTGTGTCAATCGCCCGGTCTGTATTCCTGATAATTGATTGCTGCTTTCAAAAACTTCTTCAGTATTGAGGTTGTTCTTCAGGAAGACCAGCACCATCAACAAGGTAATATACCGGGTCGAAAATATATCAGGAATCAAGCAAGTTCCAAGCACGGTGAGCAAAATCAGCCAGGATTCATGCATACGATTCCGCTTTGCATACAAGTATGTGGCACCTATGACTCCAAATAGCATGAGTGTGTAAAATACACCGCCGTGAATCAAGTATTGCAAAAATGAAAAGTGAGGTATCGGTTGGCCCATTAACGAAGAAATATAGTCTCTGCTAAATCCGTAACCCAATAATGGTTTTTCCTTAAACATATTGATTGCAATCTCATAACCAACATCTCTCTCTGATGTGGAGAAAAGAATATCTTTAATACCGGATTGTTGCCGAACTGATGTGTAAAGACTATAGGCACCGAATAAACCAACTACACCAAGAAAAGCAGAAACTAATTTACGAGTTACACCTTTTTGTCCAACGAAAATATACATCATGTATAAAGCAAAAAATACGACTAATCCTGTGCGGGCTGATGTAATCGCAGCACCAATTAAAATGATGATTGGAGTTAACCATGATTTAATTTTGGACTTTTGATTACTTAATAGCTGAATCGATAAGAAAGCGGTTGTTACTAAGTACAATGATGCATGGCTAGGTTCAGAAAATAGAAAGTAAAAAGACTGTCGGTTTAAAAAGAACTCTACAACCCCAATAGTTGTTCCGAATTTAAATAAAACATACTGTACTATGATGCCTATACTGGAGAAAAGTCCAGCCTTTATGTAACTTTTTTCAATGTACAGTAGATTAGTTTCACTTATCACTCTTCCTTTAAGGAGAGCAACAAGCACAATAATGCTGTGAAAAGACAAAATAATAAACTGACTCAGTCCTTGACTAAAATAATTCGAGTTTGTGATCAATAAGGGGATGATCGAAAATAGTATTACAAAAAAAATAATGAGACCAAGCGTAAACATTGACCGGTTTAGTTTTATGTCTTTCTTCATCGAAAGCAAATGAATTATGAGAAGCAGGCCAAATAAGTAAAACCAGGCAATCGGTAGTTCTCCGTAATCGCCACCGAAAACATTACGCCATGATAACGGTATGCTATAGCACATGATTTGCACTAAAGCGGTGGTCTTGTTCGACTTCTTTTTAAATTTTCTATAGGCGTACACGAAAAACAAAATGGAAAATCCGAAAATAGCGAATCCGGGTATACTGTAAGTTACACCTACGGCCCATATGATTAACAAAGAAAAGTACAAAATATTTACCATTTTATCACCTTTAATCCGGAAGTCTTGTCTAATTGATAATATGATCGATGTATATTATTGTCAATCGAATAACATTTTTTAGAAAGGCGAGAGATGATAACATGTTAAACTACTGGCCCCGCATTTCACCAAAGAAGCCAACGCACACGCAGCGTGAATTCCTCGGGGTGGACAAGCGTGACCCATTCTCGCTCGACCCGCGGCTGTCCCCTCTGGCCCGCAACTTCATAAGTACAAACGCCCCAGCCCTGACCGTGCGGCCGGGGTTTTCTGTTTTAGGCGGAGCAATCGGAACCCGCGTGCTCGGCCTCGGGGCATGGAAGGAATCGGAGTTACACGCCATTTTCAACGATGGTACATGGCGGAAGTGGACAGGTTCGACATGGTCGACGCCGCTGGCTAGCGGGCTGAACACTTCGGCAGTCTGGTCGTTCTGCAACTTCAAAGGTAACCTCGGAGACGTGAATCTGATCGCAACGAACGGCGTCGATCCGATGAAACGATACGACGGCAGCACCGTAAGCAACGTTCCGACAGCCCCGGCTGGTGCTAACTTCATCGAGACGCACGACAACCGCTTGTACTGCGCCGTCGGACTGAAACTTTACTTCTCGCCAATCGGTATCGCCGACAACTGGAACCTGGTCGAGCAAACGCCGGCGGACGGCGGCAACTTCGACAAGAACACACCACAGGGTGAATCGATCATTGGTTTGCGCGCGGGCTCCGGGCATGTGTTTGTGCTGTTCCCTTCGTCCTCCTGGGAGTTGTACGGCACGAGCTCGGAGGACTATTCCTACATGCCGGTTGCCGAGGACATCGGCGGGCTTAATGACCAGTGCATCGTCAACCTGGGCGGCCTGATTTACTTTCTCGATGAGACCGGTATCTATGTTTACTCGGGTGGCACGCGGCCCCGGAAAGAGTTCAGCGCAGCCGTTCAGTGGTACGTCGACAACATGAATAAGTCAGCGAAGCTGACCAGCTGCATGGGGGCAGATGGTCGTTATCTGTACGTGGCAATCCCAATGAGCGCGAATGCAACAGCACCGGACACGATCCTGGTCTGGGATTCGGTGACCGGCATCTGGAACGTATGGGACGGTATCGACGCTGTTCTGATGGCGAAGGTTGGCGATACGATGTACATGGCCGATGCGCAGGGCCGTGTGCTTCGGATCGGAGGCACGACGGACAACGGCGCGGCCATCTCGTGGGAGTGGCAGCAAAAGCCGATCAGCGCCTCATCCATGGGGCAGTTGATCCGGTGGCGCGGCCTGTGGGTGACGGCGGTGAAGCCGGCCGGTAGTACGCTGCAGGTTTACATTACCGACCAGCCGATCGCCGACAGCGGGTGGAAGCTCGCCGGAACGTTCGGCAGCAACATTGATATGCAGATGCTCCCGATGCCGGTTCCGCCTGCGCTAATGGCTAACGCGCGCTTCCTGCGGCAAAAGATCACCGGGACCGGTCCGGCCACCATCTACGAAACGTCTTGGGACCAAATCGAGCTGCCGATTCGGTAGAAAGGAGGGGATAAACAGTGGCAGAAATCCCAAAGTTCAGCGATCTGTCCGGAAAAGAAACGCTCGAAGAATTGATCGAGCGCGTTGGCGTCATTCAGAAATATCTCAACTGGTTCGGCGCCGGACGAATTTCCAGCATCAACATCCGGGAAATCGGTGGATATTCGGTCAGCCAGACAGAACTGAAGTCGAAGGACGGAGACGTCGGCATGTCTTCGGCCAACGACGCACCGGACCCTATTCGGCTGTGGGCAGGCAGCGCGGACAAGGATTCGGCCCCGTGGCGCGTTTATAAAAGCGGCAAGGGCGTAACAACAGGTTGGAGGATTCAAAGTTCTAACGGTGCTTATCCATATGTAGTTATGGATCCTGATGTCGATCTTTTTGGAGCCTACAAGTCTAATACGGACTACATCCTCATGACTGCCCAGGAAACCATTAATTCACCGGAATTACAGTTTCACGCGTTCGAAACCGAAGGACGCATATTCGCCGTTAATGTGCTTGGTGTCAAAAGCCTTGTCGTCGCAACAGTAGCTGGCAAAGGAAACCTGCAACTAAGTGGAGATAATGTACTGTTAAGCCCGACTTTAGGCTATGTAAAGTTTCGTAATTGGAGTGAAGTTTATAACATCGACACAGGGCGAACCCTTAAACAAGATATCGACTCTCTTCAATCGCAGATTAATAGTTTGAACTTAAGGGTAACGGCTCTAGGCGGATAATATTCGAAGTGTTAAACTGGTGGAAAATGGAGAAAGAGGGATGCTGATGCGAAAACATATCATTAGTTTTATCGCTGGAATTCTTTTTGCTTCTGCCATGCCGACTTATGCCGCCGTTACTTCGATCGCCGGAAAAAGCGTGAAAATACAAGGAGAATTTCCGGTTCTCGTTGACGGGGTCGAACTTCAAAAAAAATCCATCGCAATCGATGGTACGACCTACATTCCCCTAAGAGTAGCAGCGGATTCTTTCGGTTATGACTCTTCTTTCGTTAACAAGACTGTCATCTTGGAAAAAAAGGAGGACGTAACGAACGTGGAAGAAACCCAGGAATCAACTCCAATTGAGCAGACCACAAAACGGAGAGTGGAGGCGATTGAAGAGGATATTGTGAATTGGACAATCCAAAAGCAAATGGTTCAAGGATCTCTTGATACCGCTAAATACAATGTCGAAAAGGGAATAAATGTTGAAAAGAACCAGGAATCGATAAAGGAGTATCAGACGATTCTTGATACTATTAACCAGAAATTGAATGATCTCGAAAAGGAAAAACAGGCTGCAGAAGCAGCGCAATAATATAACAGGCGCCTTGTCGGGCGTCTTTTTATTATGTAAAGGGGACATCCATATGAGATTAACTGAAGAACAAAAGAACAAGTTGAAAAATAACCGTCTTCTTCTGTACGAAGCAAAAATCTTCGAATTGGAGATGGATCGCACAGCTGCAGAAGCAGCCGGAGACATGGAGGCATTACCGAATATTGAAGCGAACATTGAAAAATTGAAGCAGGCGGCTGCAGCCGTCGAGAAAATGTAAAAGGAGCCTACCAAATCGGTGGGTTTTTTATTTTGCCAGTGAGGTGATTCAGATGGCCACAAGCACGAACCAGGCCAACATCTGGGCCCGGCAGTATCTGCGGGATATGGGATACAGCGACGACCAGATTGGCTACGACAAAAACAGGAACATGGTCATGGCCGGCGGCATGGACTTCTTCTCTCCTACCGTTACGAAAAACGGCATGGCCTACGGAACGCGGGACCAGCTCGACAACGCCTATCAAACTCTGAAGTACAAGCAGGGGCAGAAACAAGCAAACGAACTCGTTCAACGGTTCAACGCCGCACTGAACAAGACATACACGCCGACACCGTTCACCTACGATCCGAACAGCGACCCGCAGTATCAGGCGGCGCTGCAGCAGGCCCAGCAAAACGCCAAGATCGCCACCGGGAACGCTATGGCTGCGCTGAACGCCCGCGGCATCGACACCAGTAGCGTCATGGGTGACCGGGCCGCGCAAATCCAGCAGCAGTCGCTCGGCCAGGTGACAAGCGAAGTGCTGCCGCAACTCGTGCAGCAGGCATACAACCGCTGGGCCAACGAACAGGCGATGGCATACCAAGCTCAACAGGACGAGATTGCGAACCTCATGAACGCGCTCGGCCTGACCAACCAAATGAACCAGCAGATGATCGACAACCGCATGAATGAGAAAAACGCGAACCTGAACGCTGCGCTCGCCGTCAGTGACCTTACCGGCCGGCAGATCACGCCGCAGTCGGATTGGGGCGGGCTGTTCCGGCAGGCCGCCAACCCGAATACGCCTTTGTCGCTTGCTGGCCAGCAACAGCGGTTTAATATGGATCAGCAGCAGTTCGCAAACGACATGGCACTTCGGGAGTTTCAGGAGAACGTTCGTCAATTTGGTTTGGAATATGCGCTTCGTAAGGCGGCCCAGGACGCCAGCATTGCAAACCAAGAGGCGCAGACGGCGCTGGATTATCAGCGATTTTTGAGTGGCGGCACCGACGGCGGCAGCAACAACTACAACGGGCTTACGGCCAATCAGGCGCTGTCCGTGCTCAGGAGCCAGTATTCGGTACCAATATACGACGAGGAAGGCAAACAAACCGGCACGAAGATCACGTCCGACCCGGAAGCGCGCCGCCAGATGATTAACCAAATCCTGATGATGGGCCTTCCGGATGCGGTGACGGATCAAGTCGCAGCCAGCATGGGCATCACGAACCAGGAGTGGCGCGCGGTCACTGGGGTGGATCTGGGAAATCGATAACCGGCAACCGCGTTAAGGTGCCAGCGCGGTATGCCGGTATGATCGATCAAGCGACGAAGAAATACGGATTGCCAGAAGGGTTGCTCGCGGCCGTGGCACAGGCCGAATCCAGCTGGAATCCGAATGCAAAGAGTAGCAAAGGCGCGCAGGGTTTGTTCCAGTTCATGCCGTCCACGGCCCGAGGGTACGGCATCGATCCATATGACCCGGCCCAAGCGACGGACGCCGCAGGCAAGATGCTCAGCGGGTTGCTCGCCAAATACGACGGCGACCTGTCGAAAGCGCTGGCTGCCTACAATTGGGGCGGGGGAAACGTCGACAAAGCTGTTCGTAAGTATGGAAACAACTGGCTTTCGCACGCTCCGGCCGAGACCAGGAAGTACATTAAGAAGATTCTGGGGTGATAAATTTGACTTCAAAGTATGATGCCTACCGCCAGAAGTACAGTTCCAAATTCAACGAATACGCAGAACGTTATGTAGGAGGGGCTGCGGCTCCTCCTGTTTCTGTTCAGCCCATTTCGGGCGGAAGTAAATATGATGTTGCGCGGCAGCGGATTGCCACCGGCGCCGCTGAACGCGAAACGCTCCAAGGGCTTGCGCAGGGCGTCGATATCCTGTCTGATTTCTTCGGATCCGCGATCAAAAAGGGGGTTGCTAACGCGATCGACCGCACAAAACAAGCCGTTCAGGAGCGGAAACTTCGTGAAGCCGAAGAAGCAAAGTCCCGGGCGACCCAAACGCCCGCGGTGAAGCACAGCCCGCTCAGCAAAGCGATCGCCAGCACCAGCGACTTTATTGCTGATCTTATCCCGGTTCATGTTCCGGGTGGTCGAAAGATGGATAAGACAATCGGTGAGCAGATTGGAGCAATCGGCAGAAGAACCCAGATCCCCGGGACCGTCGGAGACTTGTTGGCCGGTTTCGATCTCACGGCTTCCATGGGCCTGTCGAAGGTTCTGGCCGACGCATTCGGCATGCAGGACCGGACGGAGCGCGCCGAGGACACGACGGGCGGCAAAATCGGCCAAGCAATCGGCTATCTTAATCCCGGCGGCGGTGGTCTGGCATACAGGGCGGCCGGCAGGCTGACAGCGCCACTTGTGCGGAATGCTTCTAGCATCGTCCAGAATGCGGCTAGGGGGGCGGCAGCGGGCGGCATCCTGCAGGGCGGAATTGAGGCTGGGGAAGCATTGTCCGGCCAGAATGACCAGCCACTCGGGGAACGAGCGCGCGAAATCGCTCTTGCGGTCGGAATCGGCGGCGCCGGAGACGCTGCAATTCAAGGGATCGGAAGGCTGCTATCCAACGTCGGCAACCGCGCGGCGCAGCAAATCGTTAACCGCTCGCTGGAGACGACAAGTGTGCTCGATGATGTCGGCAGAGAATCGAGTCTCGTTTCTGCCTCGAAAAGGTACTTGGATGACATTGACGAGCAGCTTGCGAATCTTAACCGGAACGCGCCCGATTACGAGCAGCAGCGGGCGGCGCTCGAAAATGACCGTAGGGCAACCGTGTCGTTCATCCGGCAGCATGAACCGGATTTCGTTGACGAGGTAGCAGTTTCCGTCCCCCCGGACATTGATTCGCTTGTTCGTGAATACCAGCAAGCGGACGAGGCGATCAAAGAACTGGACGAGAGATTCGGCAGGAAGTACGGTGCAAATCAACCGATGACGCCGGACGATTTGCGACAGTACCTGGCGCTGAACGAAGCCCGCAGCCAGGCTGCCCAAAAGATTCAAAACGCGGTTCGCATTGCCGAAGTCCCGGAAGGCGTAAAGGCTCGCGCCGCTGCTGGAACCGAGTTGACCGCCGCGGCAACTTCTACACCGCCCACAGCAGCTTTACCGGCGGGAACCGTCCGCGCGCGCGTGACACCGCCGGCAGGAAACAGGTCGACGGGTCCGACGGCAGCCGAAAGCAAGCCGAAGAAGACCATCTCCCGCGTGCAGCTGATCGAGAACATTCGTAAAAACCTTGGCGTGACCATAGACACCGGGCGCACAGGGTACTCCCGCGACCAAGTTCTGGGCGTTTACAAGACGCAACCCGAGGTAATCCGGACCGGATACGCAGAGGATTACGATACGATCGCGCATGAGATCGGACATCACTTCGTCAAGCAATACAACCTGTTGGAGCCGAGGTACGAACACGAACTGCTGAACATGATGGATACAATCGGTTCGCACGATTACCAGTCCTATCCGCGATCAGAGTGGTTCGAAGAAGGCGTCGCCGAGTACATGCGGGTTTACCTGACGGATCCGGACCGAGCCCGTGAGTTGGCGCCGGAGTTCACCGCACATTTGGAGAGCGTGCTGCCGAAGAAGACAAAACGGGGACTGGCCAACGTACAGCGCGACATCCGAACATGGATCGAACAGGGTCCGTATGAGCAGGCCAAGGGTCTTATCGACTTCGACGGCGGCGGCAGCAAGGATAGGAAGGCGAGTTGGAACCGCTGGTACACAACAATGATCGATGACCTGAATCCGATCAGACTGGCGGAAAAAGCGCTAACCGGTACCGTGAACATAGGCAGCAAGTCCATCTATAAGATGGCCCGGCTGAGCCGCGGCGTTGGCGAGCAAGCGAAAATGGCGATCACCCGCGGTATATTCGATTCTCAGGGTAACAAACTCAGCGACGGGCTTCGGCAGATTGTCCGACCGCTGGAAGACATCGGCATGTCGGAGAAGGACTTCGCCACCTATCTAGCCGCGGTCCATGCTCGAGACTTGAAGGGAATGGAGAAGATCATCCCTTTCAGCGACGAGCAAATCAATGCGGTCATGCAGAAGTGGGGGAACAATCCGGTCGTCCAGAAAGCGCAGCAGCAGATCGTTCAGTACAACAATGCCCTGCTGGATCTGCTGGTTGAGGCACAGATCCTATCCGGAAAGGCCGTCGCAGAGATGCGCCGCAAATATCCGAACTATGTTCCGTTTATGCGCTACTTCGACGACGATGCGGTGGCCGGGTTCAAGAATGGCGGATACGGATCCTCCAAAGGATTCGCCAATATCACGAACCCGGTCAAGCGGATGAGCGAGGAGGGCAGCAATCGAACGATCATCAACCCGATCGAATCCATGGTCAAGAACACGTTTTTGACGATGAACGCAGCAGCCAAAAACAAAGTCGGGCTGCGACTCGCTGATCTTGCAGAAATCGAAGGTGCCGGCGCATGGGTTGAGAAAGTTCCGGGCGGATCCGATCCGAATCAGCATATCATTAACGTCAAGATCAATGGAGAAAACCAGGCATACAAGATCCGGGACCCGGACCTGTACAATGCTCTCCTATCTCTCGATACGGAAAGCACGAACAGCCTTGTTAAGTTTCTCGGCGGCGTGGCCGGCCTGCTCCGTTCTGGGGCTACTTTGACGCCTGAATTTATGATCCGGAACTCCTTCCGTGACGTCATGAGCGCCATCATTAACAGTACGAAGTATGGATTCAACCCGATGGACTTCTTCAAAGGCTTCTTTCATGTCGTAACGAAGTCTGACGTTTACGAGAAATTCGTCAACAGCGGCGGCGCCATGTCAACGATGATGGCGCTCGACCGAGATGCGAACCGGGAGGCCATGGAGGCCATCTTCAGACAATCGCTGAAGGACAAAGCTTTGAATGTGGTGACGAGTCCGGGGGAACTGGCGAAATTCTTGTCCGGGTATACACCGCTTAAAGCGACGGTCGGCGTGTTGCGGAAAGGATCGGAAATATCCGAACTGGCGACCAAGGTCGGAGCCTTTAATAAAGTGCTGCGGAAGACGGGGGACCTGGAAGAGGCCGCATATACGGCACGCGACCTGATGGACTTTAACCGGGTAGGCAGCGCGATCCGTCAAGCAAACCGGGCGATTGCGTTCCTGAATGCCACCCTTCAGGGTACCGATAAGATGGTTCGGGCGTTCAAGGACAATCCTGCATCGTTTCTGACGCGCGCATTCGTAACATTGGTGCTGCCGGCGACCACCGTTTACTTCTGGAATCGCCACAATCTTTCCGACGATGAAAGAGCTGTTTACGACAACATCCCTCAGTACCAGAAGGACAACTTCTTCGTTCTCGGTATTCCGGGAACCGGCGAATTTGTCCGTATTCCGAAACCGTTCGAAGCCGGGATGTTGTTTGCCACAAGCACTGAGCGCATGCTCGAGTGGCTGCGGGAAAACGATCCGGAGGCTTGGGAGGGATATGGTCGCGCCGTCGCCGAATCCATGACGCCGCCGGTGCTGTTCACGGCCCTGACACCGCTTTTGGAGGCCACAACGAACCATTCTTTCTTCCGAAATGCTCCGGTTGTTCCGCTAGGCGAGCAGAATCGGGAGAAGAAGGATCAATACGGCATTTACACAAGCGAGTTGGCAAAGGAAATCGGTCAGTTTATGGACCGGATCGGCCTGGGCGAAACCAATGCGGCGAGCCCGCGGATTATCGACAACACGATCCGGGGTTATACGGCCGGCCTCGGGCAGTACGCAGTCGATCTGATCGATGAAGGAATTAAAGCCGTTCGAGGCGACGACGGACCCGCACAGCCGGCCAAGAAGTGGACGGAAGACCCGTTCTTCCGTTCGTTCTTCGTGAGCACAGCGGGCGGCGGCCAGATCCGTGACGACTTCTACAAAGAATGGGATCGGCTCAATAAGGAACGCACGTCAGCCGAATTCAACGAGACGGATTTCGAACGCGAGGACGAATACAAGGCCATGAAACCGTACAAAAGGGAGATTGATAAACTGCAGAAAGAATACAAGAAAATACGCGATAGCAAGACGCTTACGGCCGAACAAAAACGCTCGCAGATGGATGAATTGGATGCTAAAATGAATGCGGCGGCAGCTGCCGCACTTGAAAAAGTAGGGCGTTGATGAGATGAAACAGCGTACCCTGGAAATCCTCACGGTGATCGCCATCATCCTCCTGAATTTTTGGCTGATGAGCGGCGGTCACGGCGGGCGCGGCCAAGACTACTACGAAGATCAAACCGAATACAGCTTCGCCGATGAATGAGCTTCCACGCGGGGGCTCATTTGTTTTGTCTTGGAAGGGGTGATGCCATGATCGAGATGGACGAATGCGAGTTTTCGGAGTCGGATTTCACGGACGATAGCCTGCGGATCATCATCAGGCTGCTGGGTCCACAGGTGGCGCAGATGCTGCTGTTGCCGGGTCCGGTCCCGGTTGAGCGGAAGGAAGATCGTCGGGATGTGGTATGACGCAATCCTAGAAATCGCACACGCAGTTTGGAAGAATGGCCTTTCAGTGGGTACGATCGGAACGGTCGTCTACGTTTTACTGAAGTTTCGGAAGATCAAGCAGCGGCTCCGTCGGTACCTCCCGTTCCTGTTCGACGACAGCGAAATGAAGACGTATGTCGAAAACCAGCATGTCATAATGGAGAATCAACGCCGCATCATGGCGGCCCTGGGGGTGTTGCCGGCATGTCCGGAAAATGCTCATACCTGGAGGACATCGAGCGACTCAGCGAGCGGTCGCAGAATGTCCTCTATTTTTTCTTGGGCGGCACGATTGCGTGCCCACGCTGCAGCCGCCCGGGCGAAGTTATCTATCACAAAATCAAATATTTCGAATCGGAGGATGAAAATCATGAAAAAGTGGATCAAACCTGACTCTCTTACGGTAATCGGCGGCGTCATTGCGGCGGCCGTCAGCAAATATTTCGGATTCGAGATCGACCCTGCGAACATCCTGGGTGCCGTCGTTCTGCTGGTCGGATACATTAAAGCCCATGAACTCGTGACGGTCACTCGGGACGCTAACGGGCTTCCGAGCGGGTTCCGCGTGAACAGCCGCAAGACGATCTTCACGGCCGTCGGCTTCGCTGTCATGGTCGCCAACGTGGCGTTCGGTTGGAATCTCTCGCTGGAGTTGATTCTGACGCTCTCCGCCGGCATTACCGGCTACAACTATTTCGAGGCCACCAAGGACGTGAAGGCGGCAGAAGCAGAGGCGGCGGACGCCAAGCAGACGTACTGATTGGGGGCCGCAGAAATGATCAATATGGTCTGGAAAGGTGACGGGGTGCCGAATTACGGCACCCGTGTCCGGAACAGCAAAAAATACACGCCGATTGTTATCGTCAACCATATTTCTATGGGAACGCTCGCCAGCATGGATGCTTGGTTCCACAACCCTGTGGCGGAGGCGTCCTCTCATTTTGGTGTCGGTAGAAACGGGACGATTCACCAATATGTTAGGCTGGAATACGCGGCTTGGACGCAAGGGCTCACAGCTGATGCGATCCCCCGGGCTACGGCGCCGATCGTTCGGAAGATGGGCGTCAACCCGAATTTGTACTGTGTCTCGATTGAACACGAGGGATACGACAGCGAGGGTGGTGACGGAACGCTTACGGAGATCCAGTTCTGGACGAGCTGCTGGCTGCACAAATACATTCAATCCGAAGTCGAGCGAATATGGGGACATCACATCCAATTCGGTCCGCAGTACGTCATCGGGCATTATCAGATCGATCCGGTCCGGAAGCCATTCTGCCCGGGTCGTAATTTCCCCTGGGCTCGCCTCTATGCGGAACTGGCCATCGCCGAAGGGATGACGCTAGATTCCTACGAGGAGCGCGTACATTATCAAATGGCGGGTGGCGAGCAAGCGAAGGCGTACGCGGCGGCCGAACGCACGCGGGACCTTGCGGCGAAGCTGTCTGATTCGAAATGGGGCAGCGCGGCCGAAATGAAGTTGCTGTGGCTGACGCCGATTCTTCCCGCGATCAACTACCAGGGGGACGTGACGGCTGCCGGGATAGCCGCGCGCATCCTGCAACTGTACGAGACGATGGTCGGCGGCGGGCAGTATTCGGCCGAGGCGATCCGGAAACTGCTGATCGTTTACCAAGCCATGCACGAAAAGGGCCTCCTTTAAACGGGAGGCCTTTTCTATTTTCGGGGATTGTTGTGTTCGCGTTTTGTTCGCATAATGGTGTTGAGGTGATCATCATGTTGCCTGACCATGAGCGGAAAATCATCACGATCCTATACAACTTCTCATTGAAAAAGCGGCGCATGCCAACAATGTCCGAATTGCAAACTAAAACGGGTCTATCTGAAGATCAGATATGGAAGGCACTGCTCAATTTGTCCGAGCGAAAAGCTATCGTTTTTGATGGGAAACTTGAGACGATTAAAATCGATGATGGTTGGTGGACGCTTAAATGATTGAAGGCTTTTTAGGTGCTGGTTTGAGAATTTTGTGATCAATTTGTGATCAAATCATATTTAGAGCAAATCACGAAGCTTATGACCAGTCAATAAAAACCAGCAATATCAAGGGTTTTCGGGTTCAAATACATAAAAAAATCGAGCCCCGTCTCGCGACGAGGCCCTCATGGGAGAGGAGAAACCGGACGAAGAGCT